CCAGATCCAGCAACACCGGCTAATGCAATTATAAGTATGAGTTAAGGAGACTAAATGGCTTTAGTAATTAATGATAGAGTAAAAGTAACAAGCACAACTACAGGAACAGGTGCATTTGCACTTGGATCAGCTGTAACTGGTTTTGAAACTTTTGCACAAGGAATAGGAAACAACAATGAAACTTATTATTGTATCTTTAATCAAGGTACAAGTGAGTTTGAGGTAGGACGTGGTACATTAGATGCATCAAGTGCTAACTTGGCTAGAACTTCAGTTATCTCCAGTTCTAATTCAGATTCTGCTGTTGACTTTTCTGCAGGCACAAAAGATGTATTTTGTACTCTACCAGCAAGTAAATCGGTTTATCTAGATGCATCAGGTAACCCAGTAGGAGCAGCGTCATCTGGCTTTGCATTAGCAATGGCGGTTGCATTATAAGGAAAAAATATGGCACAAGATTTTAGAAACGTATTAGTTAGAACAATTGGAACAGCAGATACTACATTGTTAGCAGGTGGAAACTACGATGCAGTTATTGGAATTAGATGTTGTAATATTTTAACATCAACTATTGCTGTTGACGTTAAAATTGCTAAAGGCGGCCTTGACTACTTCCTTGCAAAGGGAGTTAGTATACCACCTAATTCTGCTATTGAATTAATTCAAGGCGGAGCAAAAATTGTTTTAGCTAGTGGTGATACGTTAGAAGCAGTCTCTGACACGGCAAGTAGTTTAGACGTGGTTCTTTCGTACATCGATACAATTAGTTCGTAGGAGAAATTATGACGGCAGTAATAAATGGAATCCAATATATTGGCGGCCAAACATCGCCAAATGAATTTATAAACAATCAAGCAGGTACAATTGATGGTACACAAACTGTTGAGAACGGTGTTCTTGCAGGACCTATTACAGTGCCTGGAACGATAACAGTAACAGGAGTATTAGTCATTGTCTAAACTAGAAGTAGATCAGGTAGATCCGCAATCAGGCACGTCCTTAACTTTAGGTACGTCTGGAGATACAATTAATATTCCTTCAGGTGTAACTTTAGCTAATGCAGGAACAGCAACTGGTTTTGCTGCTATTGCTTGGCAATCATCAATCGTCACTGCAGCAACTTTAAATGCTGATGCAAACAAAGGATATTGGATTGATACATCTTCTAATGCTTGCACAGTTACTTTACCAGGTTCCGCAAGCGTAGGAGATCAATTATATTTTGTTGATTATGCAAGAAATTTTGGAACTAACGCATTAACTATAAATCCAAATAGTTTAAATTATCAAGGTAATAGCTCACCTAATCCAGTATATGATACAAATGGTCAAGCTATTGCTATTGTTTATTCAGGAGCAACAAAAGGTTGGATTCCAACTACTGATGATAATGTAGCTTTAGAAACTCCACAGAGTTATAATATAGACTTTTTAGTAGTTGCTGGTGGTGGTAGTGGTGGTAGTGGAGTTTCAGGAAGTGCTTATGCTTCAGGAGGTGGTGGAGCTGGTGGATATAGAACTTCAACACAATCTGCTACACCAGGAACAAGTATTACAGTTACAGTTGGTAGTGGTGGTGCTACAGCTACAGCTGATGGTGGTAATAATGGAACTGCAAGTTCAATTTCAGGTTCAGGACTTACAACAATAAGTTCTGCTGGTGGTGGTTGTGGTGGAAGTTCACAGGGTAGTTCACCATCAATTAGAGATGGTGCAGATGGTGGTTCAGGTGGTGGACTTGGTAGTAGCTTTGGAAATTCAGCAGGTTCAGGAAATACTCCAGCAACAACTCCATCACAAGGAAATGATGGTGGTGGTGGTAATGGTGGTGCAGGAAATACAACAGGTGCTGGTGGTGGTGGCGCTGGAGCTGTTGGTGCAGATACTACCACAAATGTAGGTGGTGCTGGTGGCGCTGGAACTGCAAGTTCAATAACAGGTTCATCTGTAACTAGAGCAGGTGGCGGTGGTGGTGGTGCTGGTTATTCAGGTGGCACAGGAACTGGTGGTGCTGGTGGCACTGGTGGCGGTGGAGCTGGTTCAGATTCGGGTGCTGGAACTGCTGGTACAGCAAACACAGGTGGTGGCGGTGGTGGTGCAAAAGGAGGAAGTCAAGGTGGTGCTGGTGGAAGTGGAGTTGTAATTTTAAGTATGCCTGATGCAGATTATTCAGGAACAACAACAGGAAGTCCAACAGTTGCTACAGGAGTTTCAGGAAAAACAGTTTTAACATTTACAGGTTCAGGGAGTTACACAGCATAATGGCTAATTTTGCAAAAATAGGATTAAACAATAAAGTAATTGAAATATTATGTGTTCATAATAATGAATTAAAAGATTCTAATGGTGTTGAACAAGAAAATATTGGAATTGATTTTTTAACTAAATTAACAGGTTGGGCTATTTGGAAACAAACTTTTACAGATGGTACAAGAAAAAATGATGCAGGAATAGGTTATACTTATGATGAAGATAGAGATGCTTTTATACCACCTAAACTTTTTAGTAGTTGGATATTAAACGAAACAACTTGTCTTTGGGAAGCACCAATTGCTTATCCTGATGATGGAAAAAATTATAAATGGAATGAGGATAATCAAACATGGGAGTTAGTAGAAAATGAGTGAAGTAAAAGTAAATAAAGTAAGTCCAAGATCTGGAACAGGTCTACAACTAGGAGATAGTGGAGATACACTTACAGTACCTAGTGGTGCTACATTAGATATTGCATCTGGCGCAACTTTAACTAATAGTGGTACAGCAACAGGTTTTGCTTCTATTGCTTGGCAATCAACAGTAGTTACAGGTGCTACACACACAGCTTCGGCAAATCAAGGTATATGGATAAATACAACTTCAAATGCTTGCAATCTTACACTTCCAGGATCACCTTCTGTCGGTGACCAATTAATTTTTTCTGACTTTGCAAGGACTTGGGGTTCTAACGCGGTTACTTTAACTTTAAACGGATCAAAATTTCAAGGTAATACAAGCCCAGCTCCGGTTTATGATACTACTGGGGAAGCAGTTCACATTGTTTATTCTGGTTCTACAAAAGGATGGATACCTATAAATGATGGTGCTACTGCTTTTGAAACTCCTCAAACTACAGTTGCTTCTTATTTAGTAATAGCTGGAGGAGCAGGTGGCGGTGGTGGTAATAATGCTCCTGACAGTAGATCAGGCGGTGGCGGAGGTGCTGGAGGATATAGAAATTCTTATGCCTCTGAAACTTCAGGAGGTGGTGGTTCAACTGAATCAACTTTAACTTTTGGGGCAGGAATCACATATACAATTACTGTTGGTGCTGGAGGAGCTGGTGGATCAGGTTTCGCTGCTGGTAGCGCAGGAAGTGCTAGTTCTATTAGCGGTTCAGATATTACAGATGTCACTACTGTGGGTGGTGGTTACGGAGGTACGACAGCTCCTGGATCACAAGATGGTGGTACAGGCGGATCAGGAGGTGGTGCTGGTGGTCACATAAATTCAGTAGGTAATGGTGGTGCTGGAACTACTAATCAAGGTTTCGCTGGAGGTCAAGGACAAACAGGAGGATATGGAAGTTACTCAGGCGGTGGAGGTGGTGCTTCTGCTGTAGGAACAAATGCAGACACATCGGCACCAGCATACGCTGGAGTTGGTGGTGCTGGATTATCTTCTTCAATAACAGGTTCGTCTGTCGCTAGAGGTGGTGGCGGCGGTGGAGGCGGAGGCGGCTCTGGTGGTACTGGTGGAGGAGGAGATGGCAAAGTAGCTGATAATACTAATGGAGATGCTGCAACAGCTAATACTGGCGGAGGCGGTGGAGGTAGTGGATTCAACTCAGGTGGAAACCCTTCCGGAGGTGCAGGAGGCACAGGTGTTGTTATACTTCGAATGCCAACTTCTGGATATTCAGGAACCACATCAGGAAGTCCAACTGTTACAACAGATGGGTCCGACACAATATTAACATTTAATGGAAGTGGGAGTTATACAAACTAATGGCACATTTTGCAAAACTAGGAGCAGGAAACATAGTTGAAAGAGTTGAAGTCGTGTCAAATGACGTTGCTACAACTGAACAAGCTGGTGTAGAATTTTTACAAAACCTTCATGGAAAAGATACTGTGTGGAAACAAACTTCTTATAACGGAACTATAAGAAAAAATTATGCTGGTGTTGGTTACACATATAATGTTGAAAAAGATGCTTTTATATCACCAAGAACATACAAAGGATGGAATTTAAATGAAGAAACTTGTAAATGGGAGTCACCAATAGAATATCCAAATACTTTTACACAAAATTTAACAGATAATGATGGTAATCCCATTCCTGATAGATATTATTGGAATGAAAATAAATTAAATTGGGAGTTAATGTAAAATGAGTAGTATTATAAAGGTAAATACAGTTCAGGATGCAGATGGTAATAATATTATTAACGAAAACGCTAATACTATTACTATTGGTAAATCAGGAGATACAGTAACTGTTGCTAGTGGTGCATCACTTGTTGGTGCAGGAATTGATTGGCAATCTACAGTGGTTACGGGAGCAACTCATACAGCTTCAGCTAATCAAGGTTTGTGGCTTGACACTAGTTCTAACGCTATTAATCTAACTCTTCCAGGCTCACCTTCTGTTGGAGATCAATTAATTTTTTCTGACTTCGCAAGAAATTGGGGAACAAATGCAGTAACTCTAACTTTAAATGGTTCAAAATATCAAGCTTATACAAGTCCAGTCCCAGTTTATGATACCACTGGAGAAACAGTTCATATTGTTTACTCTGGTTCAACTCAAGGATGGATACCGATTAATGATGGAGCAGTTGCTTGGGAAACTCCTCAATCCTATTCGATAGAATATTTAGTAGTTGCTGGTGGTGGATCTGCTGGTTCAGGCGGTGGAGGTGGTGGTGGTATGAGAACTACTTCATCAACTTTTACTGGTGGTACAGTTTTAACAGCAACAGTTGGTGCTGGTGGTGCTGCTAATTATTTTGACTCTGGTAACCAAGGAGCTAATGGTGGAGACAGTTCTTTAGCTGGTTCAGGATTTACAACTTATACATCTACTGGTGGTGGTTATGGTGCATTCAATCTAAACCCTGCTTCCAGTCAGGGTGCAGCTGGTGGATCTGGCGGTGGCGGTGGTAGAGACTCAGATGGTTCATCAAATTATAATGGTGGTGCTGGTAACACTCCAAGCACAAGTCCTTCACAAGGTGCCAGCGGAGGTAATGGTGGACCGGGTGGTTATGGTGTTGGTGGTTCCGGTGGTGGCGGAGGAGCTTCAGGAGTTGCCGGTACTGTTGGTAGAAGTCCAACAGCTCCAGCTACTAGAGGTGTAGATGGTGGAGATGGAACTCAATCAAGTATCACTGGTTCAGCAGTTTATTACGCAGGAGGTGGAGCCTCAGGATCAAACTTAGACCCACCTACAAGTGCAGTAAGTCCAGCTCCTTCTGGTGGTCAAGGTGGAGGTGGTGATGGAAGTGTTGCAGCTGATGCATCTGGAGGAGGAGATGGTACTGCTAATACAGGCGGTGGTGGAGGTGGTGGTGACCAACCTTCAGGAACAACTGTTAGCGGAAATGGCGGATCAGGTGTAGTTATTTTAAAAATGGCGACTGCTAATTATTCAGGCACAGTAACTGGCTCTCCAACAATTACAACAGATGGATCCGATACAATAGTTAAATTTACAGGAACAGGAACATATACGGTATAAAACACATGGCACATTTTGCAAAAATAGGATTAAATAATAAAGTTATAAATGTAGTAACAGTTAATAATAATGAATTGTTAGATGCTGATGGAGTTGAACAAGAAGTTTTAGGATGTCAATTTTTAGAAGGCATAACAGGTTGGGCTGTATGGAAACAAACCTCTTACAACGCTAATTTTAGAAAACATTTTGCGGGAATAGGTGATACTTACGATGAGGGTAGAGACGCCTTTATTTCACCCAAACCTTTTAATTCTTGGGTTTTAAACGAAGAAACTTGTAATTGGGAAGCTCCGGTTGCTAAACCCGATGATGAAAATAAGTATAGATGGAGTGAAGAAAATCAACAGTGGGAAGTAGTTGACAATTCTTAATAGTTCTTTATAAGTATTATTAAAAGGTGGTGGCATGAAAGAAAATTTAAAAGATTATATACTTCATTTAAACAATTGGGTTCCCAAAAATATCATAGATAAATCTGTATCAGAATTATCTGATAATAAAACTTGGCAAAGACATACCTATTCAAATAGTAAAACTTTTAAAAGAAGTAGTAAAAATAAAGACAAAGAACTTGATGTCTGTCGTGGAGATAATTTAACTCATTTAAAAGAAATATATGATTTAACTTGGAAAGCATTAGAAAAATATATTGTAATAGACAAAATAAGTGGAAATACTTTTCAAGGTTGGAAGGGCTTTAGCCCAATAAGATTTAATAGATATAAAAAAGGTCAAATTATGTCTAGACACTCAGATCATATTGTAAGTTTATTTACAGGAGAACAAAGAGGTATTCCTGTTTTAAGTATTGTAGGTGTTTTAAATGATGATTATCAAGGTGGAGAATTTATAATGTTCGATGATTATGAAATTAAATTCAAAGCCGGAGATGTAATTATATTTCCATCTATATTTTTATATCCACATAAAGTCAAACCAGTAAAAAAAGGAGTAAGATACTCTTTTGTATCTTGGTGTTTTTAATGAAAGAACCTGTAATAAATAATATTTTTCCAATACCTGTTTATATGACAGAAATGGACAGAGGATTTACTAAACAAGAATTAAATTTTGTAAAAGAACAAAAGAAACATTGTGATAAAAATGCAGGAAATATTAAGACAAAAGATAGTTACATACTAAATAGAAAGGAATTTAAAAACATTAAAAAGTTTTTAAATAAACATTGTAAAAATTATTTAAATACGGTTATTTGTCCAAAAAATAATGTCGAACTTTACATAACTCAATCTTGGTTGAATTACACTGAGGCTGATCAATATCATCATAAACATTCACATCCTAATTCAGTAGTATCTGGTGTGTTGTATTTTGATTCAGACATAGAAAAAGATAAAATACTTTTTAGCAAATCTGACAGTCCACAAATAAAACCTACAATAGACAACACAAAATTTAATTTATGGAATTCAGAAACTTGGTTTTTTCCTGTTGAAACAGGTAGATTGATTATGTTTCCTTCATCTACTATACATCAAGTAGAAATTAAAAAAGGTAATAATACTAGAGTAAGTCTAGCTTTTAATACTTTTTACAAAGGGACTTTTGGATCAAACTCTGAATTAACAGAGTTGATACTATAATATTATAGTGTATAATCTTTAGATGGAGGCAGTGACTCCACCACATACCTCACTGTCTCCTTTTAAGGATTTATATGAGTTTAGGATTTGACGCAATAGCAGCATTACCATTCGCTACATCAGGACCCGATACAGATGTAATCGTATCAACTACGGGCAATGCATTAACCATTACAATAGGAAGTATAGGTATTATTGCTGATTCTGTTGTTCAAGATCCAGATCCAAATCAAGTAACATTAGGATTAGGAACTTTAACTATTACTGGTGATGCTAACTTTAGTGTAACTGGAAACGCTACATCTCTAGGTATAGGTTCATTTACGGTAACAGCTGACGCTAATCACACAGTCACTGGAAACGCGTTGACGTTAGCAACTGGAAGTGTTACAATTACAGGGACTGCTTTAGTAAATCCTACAGGAAGTGGTTTAACATTGAATACTAACGAAGCAGGCGTTATTACATGGAATGAGATCGTACCTGGAGCAAATATGGTTTGGACTCCAATAGATCCAAGTTAAAATTATGGCATCAACATTTTCAACAGATTTAAAATTAGAATTAGTAGCCACAGGAGAAAAAGCAGGTCTCTGGGGCACTATTACAAATACCAATTTACAAATATTAGAACAAAGCGCTAGTGGTTATTTAGATTTAAGTATGGCTAGTGGTAGTGTAACTTTACTCTTATCTGATGGTGCAGCCTCTAATGGTAAAAACTTTTATTTAAAACTATCAG